GCCTGTGTTGGTTACGCGCTGGTGTATCGACCGACGCAGATTGCCCGTCCGTACATTCAACACCTGTCCAGACAGGCGGTTTTGCATAACCTCACGCTGCAAACGCAACGCCGACCGACCGACAGACTGCACAATAGCCGTCTGAACCTTGTCGCCGTAAGAGCGCAACACCGCTGCCAAAACATCGCCGCCGATAAACTCCATCCTAAGCATTACACGCCTTTCCGTTTGTACTCATTGAGTATCGCAAACGCCGACGGCGGCATACCGCCCGAATCGCTGAACGTAGAAAAAGCGATGGTCTCGCCTGCAAGCGTTTTCGACTGTACGCCCTTGTTCTCGATTTCGTTCATCCGCTGCGTTGCGATAATCAAGATAGCCTCCTGAATATCGGCAGGTAGGGTTTCATAGCCCGCGCGGTACGATACCTCGACGTTTCGGATTCCCTGCGCAAAACAGGCATGGCGTATCAGCAGCCAGTTATCAAAATCCCAGTCGTTCGCCATACGCCCGTTGATTTTCACGGACGATACAGACAGGACGGGATATTGATTCAGGACGATGCGGTTTTTGCCGTTGCCGTTGTAACGCTCGACGTAGTCCGCCGCTTTCAGTTTGCGCCCGATGTAGGCTTCGACAGCCGCCGATACCCCGTCAAGCAGGGTCTGGAAGTATCCGTCCTGCTTGTCGTGGGTAACGCCTAGCCGCTGCTTGAACAACTCAAGAGAGACAAGGGCGGTCATCGTTATTCAGCCTTTTCAGGTTCGGCGGCTTGTTCGGCTTCAGCTTGTTCAGCTTCAACAGGCTCTACCGCTTCAGTAGGTTCGGCTTCAGCTTGTTCAGCTTCAACAGGCTCTACCGCTTCAGTAGGTTCGGCTTGTTCGGCTGGTTGTTCTACCGGCTGCTCGGTTTTCGTTTTGCGTCCGCGCTTGGTTTCGGCTTTTTCAGGCTCGGTAGGATCGGTAGGCTCGGAAGCAACATTACCGAAGCCGAACTGATACAGGAATTGTGCCGCTTCGGCGGGGACTTCCACGATGCGGTCTTCACCCACCGTATAGCTTTGGCTACCAAAGGAAACATCGGTAAAGCCCTCAGGGGCTTGTAATTTAACCAATTCAGTCATTTTGATTCTCCAGAAGAAAAGGCCGCCTGAAAATTCAGACGACCTTGTTAGGATTAGGCGGCGTTGGTAATCATACCGAACGCAGGCATGAACATACCTTGCAGCAACTCGTCCGCGTAAACGCCGTACTCATATCGACGGCTACGCAGCGGCCATTCGATTTGGTAATACTCTTGGCGCGTACGCACTTGCAACAAGTTACCCACGCCTTGAACATAGCCAGGCAAACGGGACGAGTAGAACAGGTAGGTACCGGCAGGCAAGTTCGGGTGTACCACGATGTTCAGTTCGTCGCCTGTGATTTTGTTCAGGTACGAACCAACCACCACGCCGGCGCGAATATTCGCTGCGTTGTCGATGTCAACTTTCAGCTTAATCAGCGGTGCACCGCCGTTGCCGATAATCAGCTTAGTCAACGCAGCCAAATCGCGGGCGTTGACATAGATGGTATCGGGGGACAGGCGGTATTTCGAGAAGAAATGCGCGAACGCTTCTTCAAATTCATACACACCGCCTGCACCGTCGGAAGTCAAACCGTTGCCTTTGTTGTCCGACCAGAACGCGCCTGAATCAGGCAGGGCGATTTGGGTCAGCAAGCCGTCAAACTCCAGCACTGAAGTCGAATTGTCTTCAGACGGCAAAGAAGCAGCGGTTTGAGTACCCTCAGCGTCTGCCAAAATTTCCACTTTGGCAGAAGTGGTAATCGCGCCCAGTTTTTCGGAACCGGCTGCACCCCAGTACCAAGCGTAGGCAACCGCACCGCGAACGGCTGGAATCATGGCGGTTACTTTTTTGCCTGTGCCAACGCCTGAAACGGAAGCGGCCGCAGATTTTTGGGCAGAGCCGCCGCCGAAAGTATCGGTAGTACCGTCAGCGTTTTGGCGTGTGATTTTGGCAGGAACTTGAGCAGTTTTGATGTTCAGGCTTTGACCGATTGCGCCGTTGTTTGCGCCTGCTACGTCCCAATATGCCTGTAAACCCAAAGCCACGCAGACGATGGACAGGGTGGAAGTGCTGATTTTGCCCAGAGTGTCGTTAGATGCAACAGCGGTCGGGGTAGGGGTGACGCCTGATTTCAGGCTGGTATTACCGCCCAGCAAAATCATTTCTTCAGCAACCATAGTCGCTTGCAGAGTTTGGGCAACTGCCAATGCTTTTACGTCCTCGAAACCACGCGCGGCGTAGTCTGCCTCAAAGGACACTTGGTTTTCCAAGCCGATGGCGCGGAATTGCGCGTTACGTTCGACGATTTCATGGTTGATGACACCGCCGCGGTTACCTTCGCTAATCCCTGCGCGTTGGTTGCCGACGTTGATATTGGTAATGGCTTTCCAGTTTGAACCGATGGTGCGGCCGCCGCCCACGCGGGGGATACGGTTACGCAACGGGGTCAATACCGGATAGAGTTTTTGAGACGGCGCGGAAAGGTCGTAGGTTTGCAGACCGCTTGTAAAGTTGGTCGGCTGAGTAAAACCTTTATTCAACGGTTCGCCGTTCGCTTGTGCTGACTTCATCAGCTCAATCGTTTCTTGTGTGAGTTGGTTCACGTTCATTTATAGCTCCTGATAATAAAAAAACCGCCTGTAAGCGGTGCTACAGACGGCCTGCTTGTGCTGCCTTAACGAGTGTTGCCACGTCGTCAAGTGAACCGTCATTCTTTACAATCGGCTGAAAACCTTTCAAAGGGTCTTCGCCGTTATCCTCGGCCTTGCCGATGGCTTTGGTGCTGCCTTTGGGCGGTGCTGCCTGTTTCTTCAGGCTTTCGATTTCCGCCTGCGCTTTGGCAAGGGCGTCATTCGATTTTTTCAGCGCGTCTTGCGCTTTTGCCAATTCATCCACTGATTCAGCTTTGGCAAGGTCGTCTGATTTGTCGGCTTTAGCTGCCAAGCGATCAACCAGCTTGTCGGCTTCGCTTACTGTCAACGCTTTCAGCGATTCGGCTAGGCTGCCCGCTGATTCTTTGATTTGTGCGATAACGGCTTCATCGATGTTGTCGTAGGCTGCGTCCTCAATCAGCCATTTCAGCGACATCAGCACGTCAGCCAGTGATTTGACTTGCCACATTGATTTAGCGACCAGCTCGTCTTTCGGTTTCTCAGCCTTTGCCAAGACTGCTTTCAGGATGGCGATTTCAGAATCAGACAAATTCACGCTTGCCGATTTCTCGGTTTCGTCCTTTTTGTCGTCTTCTTTGTCATCGACCTTTTCGCCGTCTGCCTTTTCGGTATCGTCAGCGGGCGTTTCGTCGGCTTTATCGGCTGGCTCGTCGCCCTTATCCGCCTCTTCCTCGTCTTTGGGCTTATCCGCCTTAAAGCAGGTAAACACCGCGTCAGGATTTGCAGGGCGGTCAACAAGGCTGATTTCCGTCAGCTTCAAGCCCGTGATTTGCGACTTATTCAACTCGTCGCGGGCGGTAACGCTGCCGCCGATTGAAAAACCTTTGTAAACGCCTGTTTTGACTTTCGTAACCGCAACAGGGTCAACGATGTGCGCCCCAAAAAACGTGCGCCCGTCGTCTTCGACGTTGATTTCGATAGCTGTTCCCGCTGCGTTTGAACCGTGCATCTCTCGCACAGCGCCAAACTTCATGTAATCGGGAATAGCCGCTTTCATTGCTTCCGCCGCGATAATTTCGCCGTCTGAATCGACCGCCTCACTTGAGGCGTAGCCCCAAACTTTTACGGTACCGTCGTCCTGCGCTTCCATCTTGGCGATTTCTGCGTATAACTTTGCCATTCTGTACTCCAAAAAAAAGCCGCCCCCGTAAAGAGAGCGGCAAACCCCAACACTACCAACAGTAAAAATCAAACTTTCGGCATATCATCTGCCAAAACAGGGACGACCGTGCATCTGCAATTAGGGTGCGCGGGCGGCGTCATACCACCATGCGTAAAATGTTCATGCAGACCAATCACGCCCATCTTGCCGTTGGTATTGCAGACCTCAGACACCTTGTCATCTTCAGCGGTTATCCACTGCTTACCGGCAACAAGTCCTGTTTCATCCCAGCCTATCAGGTTGCCCATATTGTCCGCCATTGCCGTCTCAGTTCGGGCAATGGTTCGGGCGCGGGTATTGCTAAAGGCGTGAGATTCTTTCAGACGACCTGCCAATTCCTGCACGCTGTCGCCGTTTTGCATGGCTTCGACCACTTGGGCGCGTATCATTTCGCGCGTTCCCTCTGTGATTTGCCATTCTGCGGCAGGGTTTTGGATAAGCTCGCCGCCCACCCACTTCATACCGACCATTTCGGCGGCTCGGTTATGCGCCCATTTGATGGCACGGCTGCGAATGTTCGTAACCATGCCAACAGCCGGGTCAGGCATTACCTGCAACAAGGCGGCAACCGCCCCATCTTCCGCTGCCCGCCTGATAATCGGCTCGACCACATTAGACAAGCCCGACCACTCGCTAAAATCCAAGCCGTCGGTAACGATTTTCGCTACTCGGTTCAGTTCGGCGGTCAGGTCTTCAGCCTGCCAGTCAACAGCCGCCCCATCAATCAGCGCGGTTATCTGTTCAGCTAAACCGTCAACACGCGTCAGCAAATAAGCCTCAATAAGCGCGGCGGCTTCGTCTTCGCTCATCGGGCTTTCCGACTTTCCCAGCTTTTCAGCCTCTTGGTTCGGTTGCTCTTCGGGCTGTTCGCCGTCTTGCTGGTTCGGCTCAGGCTGAACCTGCTCCGGTAACGGCTCCTTACCCAAATCGGCGCGGATTTCGTCAGCGGTCAGAATGCCTGCGTTTTTGTAGATGGCGTATATTTCTGCCTGTTCTTTCGGATTGAGTGATTCCTCTTCCTGCCAAACAAACTCATACGACGCCATATCCATGTAGCGGGCAAGCACGTCATCAATCAGGGCTTTAACCCAGTTTTTCAGGCTGCTCATACCGTCGGATAACGACTGCTCACGGCTCGTCTCTGCTACGCTGCGGTTTACCTGTGCCACAAACGGCGTAGGCTCGACGCTAAACGCAAAGCAGACGACACGCGCCAACCATTCATCGTAAACGTCTTTCAACGGCGGCTGCTTCGTTTCCTTAAAGTTTCGGGATAACTCGCCTGGTACGAAACGCATCTTGCGCCGCTCCGCCGTCTCGCCCGATAACAACAAATCCCAGTATTCTTGGAAACGTTGAATTTCGTCAGCCGACCACGCTTCAGGCACGCCGACAAGCGCGTCAGGCACACTGCCCGCTGTGTAGTATTCAAGCGCGTGAATCTGCCGTTTTAGGGCAATGTTCACGGTCATGATGATTTGCTCGACAGGCGAATAGCCGTAAACCTTGTAGCTTCGGTTATTCCGCGAACGGTAAATCAACTCGTCCGCCGTGTAGTCAACTGCCGCCATGCCGTGTAAGATTTGCTGATACGCCGTCTCAGGCGGCAATGGCAGGCGTCCTGTGTTGTCCAACACGCGCTTAATCGTTGCGCCGTCTATCACTTCAAGGGCGTACAAGTCGCCGCCCAGTGTTTTACGCGGATAGATGCACGGCGCGTCAATGACGAACAGGTCTTCCAGCAAGATGCGCAACCAATCCGCCCATGTATGCTCTTTATCAGGCGACTGGAAAAATGCGATCGCTTCATCGACCTTTCGGTCTTTGCGCTGTGATTCGTTGTTTGCCGTTGACGCAATGTCGCGTTTTTGGATTGTCCACTTCAGACCCTCCATTTGGTCTTTGCGCTTTTCGATAACCAAACGCAACACGTCGTAGTTATCAGCAAGGGCGCGTAATTGCGTAAAGCCTATCGCCTCACGTTCGCGCGGCTTGGAATGCCCGACGTTGTAAAACGGCTCATAATCAAACCGCCGACCCTCTGCCTGTTGCGCAACAGGGGCTAAAGGCTTACCGGCGTCAAACCACCCGTCCGCGTTGCCGGTAAAGGCGTAACGGACACCAGCGACCGCGCGGGCAATAAAGCCTTGTGATAATGGTGTCTTTTTACTCATTTGTTTGCCTCGACCTGCGAACGCAGGTAATCAATCATCCCTGTTCGGGTGTCTAGTAGCTCGCTAAATGCACGGCTCAAGCAGTCGATTTGGTCGTCATGCTGCCCGTTTGGGAACATACGCATTTCAGCGATAAGCGCGTCCGTATCCCATGTGCCATCATCCAGTACCATCACATTACCGATATTGACCTGCGCGGCGAACGGTTCGGCGCGTGTAACCTTGTCGCCCGATTCAGGGCTGGCAGATACAGAAAAACCCGCCAACTGACGGGTTAAATACAGGGTTTGCGATTTACCAGCTTGCCCAGGGTCTTGCGGGATGGACACTTTCGTTTTCACGCCGTCTTTTTGCGCCGTGTTTCGCAATATCCTATCCCGCTCGTCCGCGCCGTACTGACCGCGCACGACGTTGGCGATGATGTACCGCCCATCTTCTGTAACACCAAGCCTGCCGCCCGCTGTGTAGTCGCCATCGTTCGCAGTGGACGCCAAGTCCCACCCGCGCACCCATCTGATATTCCCAGCGGGCAGGGCTTTCACAAATTGCAGATTGTCAGGTTTGAACGTGCCGCCATCGGGCGGGGCAGGGCGTTGCAGATACTGCCCGGCAAACACATACGGCGCAGCTTGTTCCATTCGTCGCAGCGTTTCGATGTCGTGTTTCTCAGGCCACAACGCCGTACCGTCTTCCTGAATGGCAGATAGGCATAAATGCTCCCACTCTTCGCCGTTACCGCCGTCAAGCAGCCAGCCCGCCAAATCTTTCTCGTGCAGACGCTGCATAATTAAGATAATCGGCGTGTCGGGGCTATTCTTCCGCGATTCGACCGTATTTTGAAACCAGTCAATGATGTTTTGCCGCCTAACCTCGCTTCGGGCCTCGTCAGCTTTGTGCGGATCGTCAATGATGATGCACCCGCCGAAGCCGTCACGCTGTTTACCCGCGCCGAAACCGGTAATCGTACCGCCTGCGCCTGTCGCGTACATCACGCCGCCTGCGGTCGTCTTCCAATGGCTGCTGCTTTCGCTTTCAAGTTCCACATTTGGGAATATTGCCCGATACTCTTCATGCTGTACCAAGTTCCGAATCTGCACGGAATTATTGACCGCCAGTGTCGCCGAATAACTCGCATGAATAAACTCACAATCAGGCACACGCCCCATCGCCCACGCGATAAAGTTCACTACCGCAATTTCCGTTTTCGAGTAGCGCGGCGGGATGTTGATAATCAGGCGTTTTGTTTCGCCATTGAAAACACGCTCAAGTGCATCGCAGATTAGGGCGTGGTGTCGCGCCTGAAGCCATTGATAACCGCGCCGCTCTCGAAACATCCAGCGCGTGAACATGTACAGATTGACAGAGCTTAAATCACGGATGACCGATATTTCTTCTTTACTGAATTGCTCTAATGCCATTTTATTTTAAATTCCTTTGGAAGATTAATTAAAAATGGCATTCTGGCCGTCCATAAGATTAGCACTTTATGCTAAACCTTTTCCAAAACCTCTTTGGCTATCTTGCGATACTCTTCTGCATCAAGGCGTACCGTCGGCGTCATGCTGCCATCACTCGATTTAACATCAAGCTCCGATTTGTCGCTCCATTTCCCACGTTGGCGATTCTTTAGCCAAAAAATCGCGGCAGGGGTATCGGGTGGGTAGTATTTCGACAGCGGGGTTTGGATAATTTCTCCACCAACTACCCGTATATCTACGTCAGGGGCTTCATAGCCCATTGCACGCTGATACAGGCGGTCAGCGACATTTGCATCCGCCAACATCTTCCCTCTTTTTAC